TTTGGATTTGTTTTCTTTGCCAAATGCGTACAAGCAAAAGTCCCCAGGTTCAAAGCTGGCAGAGCTATTACTTTCGCTAGTCATGCCCGCTCGCCTCCTCTTGTTGCACTTTCTCCGTCGTCATGATGCAATAGCCTTCTGGGATGTCAAACGCAGGGCCGCGTAGGATATATGTAACCCGCCGTTTAATACTGAGCCCTTCATAATCGCCTATCCTTTCATTCCACAAATATAAACACAAAATATCTCCAACGTTATAGCATCGATCATCTTTACGATATTCCCAAGGTTTTATTCCAATATGAGCGGCTATGTAAGGACTTTCCAAAATCTTTATTTCGTGCGTTTTCGGCTTCATATCGATCCACCCACATAATTCGCATCGCAATGGTTCGTCACCTATTGCATACGTATCGTAATGACAGTAAGGGCACTCGCCATCTCTAACAGGCAAAATCATTTGAAATCACTCCTTTTCGTCATCGTGCCGCGTGAGACGATACGTTGCGATTGAGCCGTCCGACATCTCTATTCGCAAGACATCTGGGCACATAGCGCCGCGCGCATAATCCACTGTGATTTCTGCGTCAGGTTTGATTGTCAGATGCGATGCCTCGCAGTCTTTGATTTTGCTTTCGTTTTGCGATGTCCTCCCGCATTTCTCACAAGTGTAATATTTTCTTTCTATGACATTCATTCTTGCTGATCTCCTTCCTTGATTCCCCATGCCTCACACGCTTTGTCGTATACGCCTGCTCGCTGCAAACAACGATATTTGCATGTAGGGCACCATTTATGATGTGCCGGCCAGTAGTCCGGCTTTGCAACGGCTTTAATCGCCATAAATCTCAACCGGCACAGCGCATTGGCGTGGATACGGGCGGTATATATGACGCTATACGCAATGTAGCGGATTGTTCCTTTCATTTTTCCACCTTCTCATACATTATCCTCTGCCCGCACTCCGGGCACCTCTCCGGCCTCCTGCTCGTCTCAGCCCCCCCCTAGTTGGGCAGAGCAGTATGGGCAGGTATATACGACCGTGCCGTAAAACGTGTATTGCTCAATCGCCTGTTCCGGCGGTTTGCTCTTGCGTATTTTTCGCATCGGATTGCCTCCGTTCGTTGATCTTCTGCTCAATGAGTCCATAGCTGACCATTTCTCCACGCAGTAAGCACAGGCATTTCACCGCAGCCAGAAGAAGATCGTAAGGGTCTGCTTTGCCGGACTCTTTGATCAACTGCGTTAGTAGATCTCCGGACAGTTTGACATGCTCCTGTTGCTGCCTGAAAAACTGCATCCGTTCTTCTTCCCGTTGCACGGCCATCTCGAAGGCTGTCCGGATTCCTTGTTTCCGCGCGCTGGCCTCCTCCCGGTCCAGTTCTTTTGCCCGATACATCCGGTAAAGGGATTCCAAGCAGTAGTAGCAGTATTGCTCTGGCTGTGTGCTAAGCTTTGACAAAGGGCTTTTATCCTGCCGGACAATCGCCTTTTCGATTTCGTCAAACGTCATCCTGCATACCTCCCTCCTCCAGACCGAGATACCATTCCAACACTCGCACTGCGCTCTCCCAGCCGTGACATACCTCGCAAAAGTTTCCCTCCTGCATTAGTTCCCGAATCCACCATTCTTGTTCTGGGCTCGTTCTTCCGGTTTCCGCCTTCATCTCAATATATAGGCTATGATAGGATCCCCGGGCGACAGGGAGATGCAGGTCGGGTACGCCTTTTTTAACGCCCTGCTGCTTTAAATGCCTCGCCTCAACCACATCCCTGTTCCCGCCGTTCGGGATGTGGTGCAGCAGCTTCAAACAAGGCCACTTTCCCCGGATAGAGGGCTGCGCCGCCCACTTGAATACATACGCCTGATGTTGCGCTTCCGTCATGACGCCCGCCCCCTGTATGACAGCGTGCGGCTGAGAATCTGGCTTGCCTGTAGCTTGGTCAGTCCCTCCGGTTTAAACCCTTTGCACCGCCGCCTGACCAGCTGAAGTTGCTTCTCACTCGCCGGGGCACTTCCCCACCGCCTGGCACGCTCCAGGTCCCAGATATACCGGCTCTCCGCATATTCGGCGCATAGCGTCCTGTATGCGCGATCCAGCGCCTGCTGCATTTCCATCCGCCGGCCGTTATACCGTACCCGCCCTAGCTCGTCTGGGCAAGGTATCATGAGCCGCCTGCGCTCCGGCAATGAACAGACTAGCGATCCATCCGGCATGCGGAACCAGTTGACATTGTGCGTGTTGTAGGCCTGCTCTCTTGCCCAGAGGTCCACAATCTCTACATTGCGGATCCAGCTCTCCGGGCAGTCTGCCGCACGCAGGGCCTTGTCCGGCAGTTCGAACAACATGCCCTCAAGATCTGCCTGCCTTTCCTGCGGGACGCCTTTCAAGTCAATTCCCAGCAGAGACGGCGCTGTGCAGAGGCTTGCTTTCCCGGTGACGCCTACGCAGTCGATCAGGTTGAGCTTTTCTTTGCCGGGATGTAGCCGCAGCCCTCGCCCCACCATCTGGGTATACAGGCTGTCCGACTGCGTTGGGCGGGCTATGATAACCGTTTCGACCAAAGGAATATCCGTCCCTTCGGTGAAAACCATACAGTTGACCAAGCAGGGGATTTCCCGGCGGGTGAATCGCCCGATAAGTTCCGCCCGATTTTTTGTCTCTCCTGTGATTGCCACGGCTCCGGGAATTCTCCCAGCGATTTCATTTGCCTGGCGGACGGACACTGCAAAGATCAGCGTTGCCCCCTGCGCTAGTTTTTTGTAGGCTTCCGCGATCGCATCGGCCGTACCTTCCATCGCTTCCTCCAGTTCTCCGGGAGCATAATCTCCGCATCGGCTGTGGACGGACCGCAGGTCGTAGCCGATATTCACCCGCCGGCAGGAAACATCCGAGAGATAACCATTCCGGATTCCCCAACGTAAGTCACGCTGGAAAATGATCTCGGAAAAAACATCATCCAACCGGACATTATCCGCACGGTTCGGGGTAGCCGTAAAACCCAGCAGTAACCGCGGGCGGAAGTATGTAAAGATATTCCGGTATGTATTTGCAGCCGCATGGTGCGCCTCGTCGCAGATAATGGCGTCAAAATCATCCGGTAAGAACCTGTGGAGCCGCCGCGCCATGCTTTGTACGGACGCGCTGACAACCTCCTCACCGTTGCTGTGTTCCGGTCCCCGCTCAATCCCGAACGGGCAGTCAAAATATTTTTCCGGCTGATGGACCAACTCCTCCCGGTGGGAGAGGATCAGCATGCGCCCGTGCCGCGGAAGGTTTGCAAAGGTTACGGTTTTGCCGAGGCCTGTCGCCATCTGGATGAGGTATGCGCCCGGCTTCTGTGCCTGAATGATATCAATGCATTCCTTCTGATAATCCCGCAGGTTCATTTCCGTTCACCGCCTTCCCGTGGATGAGTTTTGCAAGATCAAGCAGCATGGAGGCTTCCTCCGCCGTATATGCAACCGCGCCGTTTCCAAACAGGATGCCCACAATTTTTGCCGCGTCCTTTGCAACGCACGCCATGCGGTATGGCGGGATTTTGTATCCGGAGCGCTCCAGGATCGTTTGGATATCTTTTTCATTTGCCATCATTGTTCCTCCTTTTGTGTGGGACTGTGGGAATGTGTGGGACAGCCTGTCCCACGGAAAAGAGCTTGTATCTGCGTGGATTGCGGGTATGTGTGGGACTGTGGGACAAATTCCACAAGTTTCCCTACGCGCGAGGAACTGTTTTTTTAAGGGGAAAAGAATAGAAAATATATTCCCATATATACATGTGTGTGCAGCGTCCCACATGTCCCACAGTCCCACAGGCTTGCACCTGCGCGGTTTGGGGGACTTTTTCTGTCCCACGTGCGTCCCACGTTGTCCCACGGTCATATTTCCTCAAAGTCGTCCGGCTCCTGTTCCTGCGATAAGCGCATTACCACGCACTCCGTCAAAACGCCGTTTACCCGTTTCCCACGGGTATTGTTGCGCCCGCGGGTTTGGATCAGCCCCCGTTCCCGCAGCCAGGATAGCAGTGCGGTGGAGGAGAACCCCGCATCCTCCGCCGCCCTTCGAAAGACGGATCCAATCACATAGGCCCATTCCCCGCGATCATCCAGTACGCCGTAGACTTCTCCCTGCTCAACGCCGGGGCGCAGCCGGTTTGCATTCTGGGTCACCCAGTCGCACATATACCGATAACCGCGCTCCCCGGAGGACACCGCAGCGCGTGAAGCCAGGAAGCGGGAAATTTCCTCCACCGTCAACGATCTTCCGTCGTGAAAGATCCACTCTGTGACAAGCTGATCCGCCGCCACAATGACGGCTGCCGCCATAGCCTGCTTCTCGGTGGTATCGTTATCAGACAGTTCCTTGAAATATTTGTGGTAAAGGGAGGCGGCGGATTGCACGTTATCCCCCTGGTAGAGTTTCTGGACAAATTCTTTTCCCGCAAACCCATGGTTTTTCTTTAAGGCGTTGCTGACGGTGTGGCCATCCTCAATGATTTTCTCGCCGCTTTTGCATTCGATCTCAATGACGCGATTGACCGCGCCGGCGCCGCTCCCTGCGTTTGTGATCGGCGTCTCCCCAGTGGTGAGGATGCAGTTTGCCCAGGTTGGCGTGCGGTCGATTCCCCCGGTCTTGGTGCCTCGGGTGCGGCCCACGCCCTCCGCCAGTGCATACACGTCGAACATGAGCCGGCCGCGGCTGTCCCTGGCAAGCTGCAATTCGTCCACCATTAACGGAAGGTGGTTGAGGAAGGCAGCGAGCTTCTCCCGGCCAACCAAGGTGCTGTTAAAGGTCTGTATGTACCGCCCCATCTCCGGGCTGCCCCAGACAGACGCAGCAAGCATAAGGGCGACCGTTTTGCCGGTACCGCTCTCGCCACCCCACAGATGGACAAAGAACGGCAGGCTCCCGCATGGTGAAACCAGCGCGCTTGCAAAGCTCGCCGCGAGTACAACCCGAGCCATCGCATTGCCGCGGCGAGCAGCAAGCGCTACTTCCATCCATCTCTCCCGGCTCCCTGCGCTTTTGATGCTCTCGAAGATATTGCGAAAGTTTGCATCCCCATCAAAGATCAGGCCATCCACATAGGGGGAAAAGCCCTCCTTTTCAATGTATCCCAGCCGGGACACGCTGCGGCGCTCCGGGATGAGGGCATAGTTCATGTTTTCCATATCGGAGATGTATTTTACCAGGGCGCGGGCGCTCTCGCTGGTTACGGCAATGCCCTGGTCCGCCAGCTGGAGGATCTTTTGATTGCTGGCAAGCACGCTTTTATCTGCAATGATCTCCCGCCAGCGGCGGTCCCCTTTGCAGAAGGCAAGCTTGAGCTTCTCCACGCCCGTGTCGATATTCACCAGCCGCTCTACCGGCATCAAAGGGTGGGGGCACGCCTCCTCCACGCCATAGACCGCTTTCCGGGTGACGCCCCAATCATCTGCACGCCATTCCCCGGTGTCCAGCTCCAGGGGCTGCCCTGTAAAGCTGGTAGTATTCTCTACATAGACGGTGCTGGATTCTTCCCGCTTGGATTCAATGTATTTGCGTAGCATGCGTTTGAATCCGCCGGCGCCCAGCCCCATTTTTTTTGCGTATTCCGCCATCTGGTTGACGGCGACCTCCTGCTCGAACGGGTTCTCAATGGACAGGATGGCCTCATATGGCGCCGGGGTGTTGAAATCTTCCTTTTGGTATTCCTGCGTGCTCCTCACCTCCAGCGATTCTCCTCAAACCAGTAATTCTCCAGGTAGTCCAGCCGGCCCAACAGGGCGGCATATTCACCCCAAACAGGGCTGCCAGGCGGCGGCAGTGGCATAGAGCGAATTTCATTTGCCTCCTGGCATTTCGAATCATATTCCGACCGATACTGCCTGCGCGCCGCCTCTTTCTGCCGCCGAATCTTATCCCTGCGTACGGCATCGTTTGGATCCACAGAACCGTCCATCAAGCCGAGGCTAAAATCATGGTCCAGCTTCTTTGCTGCTTGCAGAAAGGACAGTCCGAACAGTTTAGCTGTAAAATCAATAACGCTGCCGCCCTCATTGCAGACAAAACACCACCAGCCGCCGCTGCCTTCATAGAGCCGGAGGGATGGGTTCTGATCGTCGTGGAAAGGACAGCATATCCGCCCGACCCGGTCCGGCTCAAAGCCATATTGGACCACGGCCTCCCTCATGGGAATCGCCTCTTTAATCGCACGAAAAGCGTCCATTACCCTGCATACCCGGCGAGCGTATAGTCGACGATCTGCGTGATCACCTTGCTAGCCTTACAGTAGTCGCAACGATTGCAACGCGTTGGCTCCTCCCGGCCCTCCTTGATCGCCTGATAAGCCGGGGCCATTTCACGCACAACGGCAAGGCAGGCGTCCAGCCGTTCCTGTGGGATATGCAGCAGGGCGATATCCGGGCTTTCCTCCTTGGTGGCGGCGGCGATAAAGAAGGGGAGCCGGTGTCCGGTCTCCTGCCGCACAATCTCCTGGTAGATAGCGCCCTGAAAGTCATACCCCCAATATTCCGCGAAGGGGACATATCTGCGCTCATCCGGCTCCCAGATGTTCCGAAAATCTTTCATGACTTTCAGATCCACGATCGCCTTGCCGGGATGGTAGCTATCCATCTTGATTTTAAAGGGGACCCCTGCAATTTCCCCGGTTTTGATCACCTGCTTTTCTCCGGAGAGATATCTCATGAGCATGGGATCGCGTTCAATCCGGGCGATGACAAGATCTGCCCGCCGGTATTCCGCCTTCAGCGAGCCTTGCTTGGTGAAGATTTCGGGATTCTGTTCTTTGAAGCGGTCAAGCTTCCCCTCGAAATATGCGTCCACGTAGGAGCCCACCAGCAGGGAGGTAGATCTTGGCTCCTCCCACTCTCCGCGCAGTCTGGCAAGAACGCTTTCCTCGCAGGCGCGGAAGGCCTTGAATTGGCTGGCGCCCATGTATGCTGCCTGGGCTTCCGGAGAGAAATATGTATCAGATGTCAGGTTCATATCGTTCGTCCCTTTCTTCGATAAACTGGTCGATGAGCAGATCAATATCCGGCTCCGACGTATTTTTAACAGCGTGGCAGCCTCCGCAGCCCGTACATTCCCGCTGTGGGGAGAAGAGACAAGGGTATGCCATCATTTTGCCTCCCGAAGCTTTGCCCGGAGCGTTTCGTTTTCCTTGCGCAGCTGCGAGAGCTCCTGCTCTTTCGTCTGAAGGACGAGTTCCGTGGATTCAAGCTTGTATTCCAGAAAGCCGATGTATTCGTCGATTGCCTTGATGAGATGCTTCACGGGATTTCCTCCTCTCCGGCAAGCACGTCCGGAATGTCCGGTTTTGCCTGTGCAACATCCTCAACCTCTTCCGCCGTCTGCACGCCCATGAGCGCTTCCGGGCAATGGACGCGGGCAAAGAAAGCGGCCGCACGATAAGCGAGCATAAGTTCCGGGATATTGCGCCACTTTGGGTTTGACGTCCATCCCTCGGCCTTCGCCATTTCCATTGTGACGAGGGGCCCTTCCACCACCTCGCCTGTGTCCAGCCGGACAGCGGTCACGCGGCAGCCGCGGGAAGTGGTTCCTTTATCGCCGGTATATGTATGGCGGACTTGCGTGAACTTCCCGCAGGATTGGATGAGGGCCATACAAGCCTGTCCGGCCCAGGAAGGCTTGCCCTTGACGACATACAGGTTTTGCATCACCATCAGGGGCGGTACCCCCATACGGTTTGCCATATCGATGGCAACCATACAATCCTCGGGTTTGTTCCGGTAAGCTTCCGGGATGATTGCTGTTTTTGAGAAGGCGGTCGCCACGCGGACAAGCTGGTTAAAGCCTTCTTTATCTGCAAAGACGTTGGCAGGCAGGCTGTTTGACACGGCCTGTAGCTCCTGCCCCTGTTGTTCATCTTGTTTCACTTTTCTGCCTCCATTCTTGACTTCCGGCGCCCCCAATGCTACACTGTAGCTGTAAGGATCGCCTTATTTCGTTCGGGTTTTCTTACGTGCCGCTCTCTGACAATTGCCGTGTCGGGAGCGGCGTTCTTTTTGCGGGTACGGTAGGCACGCTGCTTGGCTGCGATCTCGTCCTTGTGTGCCTCACGGTAGGCACGCCGACGCCGTTTGTTATGTAGCTGCTTATGATCCAACGCATCATTGACCGCCAAGTCATCCAGCCACTTACTGATCTCAGCATCCGCGTACTGTGCGGAACAGGACTCCTCAAACTCCCGTTCGATCTCTTCATCCGCAATGCGCATTGCTTCCAGCTCTTCAGCCGTAAATGGCATATTCATCCTCCTTCCTCTTCAATCAATTCGATTTCTCCAGCCGACACTTCAAATTCTGGCATCGTCCCCGCGTCAAATTTTGCGTGCTTGATCACTCGGATCCGGATATCCCCATCCGGGTTGAGATCAGTTACAACGGCCTCCAGCAGCTCGCCGGGCTGCGTGTATTTGCCGTGGCTACGGCGCCGCGAACGTGGTCACCGGGTTTAAAATGGTTCACCGGGCATCTCTCGGCTCCAAGAACCCGCACTCTGTCGCGCGGTGGAACTGGTTGGCAAAATCAAGGATCGCATTACAGGCCTCTATGTACTCAGGATCGTCACAATCTTGATTGCAAAAATGATATGCCAATTGACATGCGATGCGCTTATCAATTTTGACGTGTAGTCCTCCACACCAGAGAGGCCAGCACGCATAATCAATGTCGGCACCGCACAGGTTGGCACCGCACAGGTTGAGACCCGATAAATTGCATATTTTAAAATTCTTGTCTCCGGCTTCAAGTTTTTGTATTACTTCTTCTCTTGTCACGATTTTTCCACTTCCTTTTTATCTTATTTTCCCACTCCACCAGCTTGTCCTCCCGCCAGCACGCCACGGCACACAGGGCGATGGCAGAGAGGCCGAGGAGGGCCTCAATCCAGATCGTCATCTGCGTCCGCCTCCTCAAGTGCGGTGACCATGCAACCTTTGTATTCAACCTCTAATACTTCATTTCCGCGTATCTTTACGAGGCTATCCATCAGATCATCCCAATTAATTGTAATCCGCTCGGGCGCCCAACTTTCGAGCGTCCGCAGGCACGCATACGCATCCGCGATTGTGTTACAGGTGTAGGATAGTGGGTAGTCGCCGTTGGTGATTGTTACTTTATATTGTTTCATGAGGTGTTCTTCCTTTTTTTCGTTCTTCGAGCCATTTTTCGTAGACCTCCTGCACACCTGGGCGGGCGAAATATCGTTCCACCGCGCGCAGCGTTTGGCGAGCCAAGTATTCGGCCTCAGTTTGGGGCATTTCGGATATGTTGATTTTGGGGTTCACGCTGCGCCTCCTTTCTATGACACTTTCTGCTTATTCTCCGGTGATTCCCGCGCGAGCATGATGCCTTGCATGAGGCCATCGATAAACCGCTTGTCTGCTTCACGCAGCGAGAGGCAGGCGGGGAGGGTTTCGTTTATGAGTTTTTCAGATACCATTGCTTTCACCTCGGTTTCTGTATTTACGTTTTATACAATATGTGGTAATATTGTGCCGAAAGGGCGTGATTATAAATGGATAAAAATTATGGACTTGGATTCGATCCCAGCAGTTTGACCAGGAATCTGCAAAGAAGAATCGGAGATCCAATAAGAGACGCGGCCGAAATCGATTATTTAAGAGACAGAAGAATAGCGGATGCGGCTGAAAACTTGAGTGAGATCAGCGAGAAAGTTGCAACGATCGATCAGGGTTTGGTTGCTGAGCGCGAAGAGCGCAAAACGGAAGATGCGAAAAACATGAAGTACACGAAGCGCATGGATTTGATCAACTTAGTGATCGCTATCCTTGGTCTTGTGGTCGCGGTTGTTGGTGTCGTCATTGCGTTTATCGCGCTTAAATGATTCTGGGCGTGTTGCAAGTAAATAGATGATGTTGATGAGTGCGATAGCGATCGCTGAGCCGCACAATACCAGACAGATGATTTGTGCTGTAGACATTGCTTTTACCTCGATTCTTGTATTTGATGGCATTTAGTTGTGATAATAACAAGCATGGAACACTGCACGGGTTCACCGGCCTTCTGGGCAGAGAAGGGAGGTGAATAGCGCGAAAAAATATCAGTTACAATCGGGGAAAGTCAGCACGGACAATGCCAAAAAAGCAGAATTTTTGCGCAAACAAGGGTTTCGAGATCGCTCCATATCGGAATGGATTGGCAATTTGAAAAGTACAGTTTACATTTTGGAAAAAAAGAAAAAGTAAGCGTTCGGCACCCGTGCAGTGTTCCATGCTTGTTATTATCACTCAGGCGTTATTTCCGCAGCTCGTAGCGCGTAGAAATATTTACAAAAACTCAAACTTATTTACGTCAAGTGTTATAGCTAGGCGCGAGCTTTCATTCGAATAATGCGCAAAACTTACATCAGTCACGCCTCTAGTTATGTTGATGCCGTTAATCCAAATGGATGTAGCTCTCCCGTCGCTTTCAATTTTCAATTTTGGCGCTTCTTCAACTTTTGTTGTTGTGCAAGTGGTCGACTCATCAAGTTTTTTTCTGTTCCATTGCATTGACAATTCTTCTCCTTTGTTTTATTTTCTGGTGGCCATTTACGCAAATCAGGCGAATATTATCAGACTTCGGTGAGCAACCATTGTTAAACAGCATTCTTTTGAGGACATTTATATCGGCTAACACGAGGCTTTGTTTCTGGATATTTTCCGGCTTGCAGAACTTTCTACTCCGTTCCGTTTCGGCGTTTACGGGTAATGCCATTTTGAAACTCCTTTCTAAGATGCTTTGGGCGGCTTGTTTAGACTTTTTCTAAAGCTTTGCATATTGATGCCCGCAGCACTACAGATTGCAATAAATTCATCCGCTTTTAGGTTTCGCTTTCCGTTTAAAGAACTAGAAATTGCATCAATTGGAATTCCAGTTTCTCTGGATAAGTGCGCGTATGTAATGCCCCTGCCTTTGATAATCGCTTTTAATGATTCACACACGTTCATTTTTTTCACCTCATTTCTACTTTACGAGGAATCTATCTGCATTATATCCTGCTCAAAGTAGAATGTCAATAGATTTTCAATAAGTTTTTCTACTTTTCGCAGAATTTATTCTTGACTTTAGATTCTATTAGACTTATACTTAATACGCAAAGAGGTGATTTATATTGGAAACATCTGTATATTCAGTATTGAAGAAAAAAAGAAAAGAAGCTGGCCTGAGCGTGAAAGAAGTTGTATTACTACTACAAAAAAAAGGTATATCTGTATCTGATAAAACGGTATATAGTTGGGAAAGCGGATATCGTCAGCCCGACGCAGAAACCTTCCTTATACTCTGCGATATCTACCAAATCACTGATTTAGATGCGGAGTTCGGTAAAACGGAAAAACCCCCTGAATCATTGTCGGCTGATTCAGGGGATAAAGAAGAAAAAATATTTATATGTCTCAAGAAACTATTTGCCGATCTAGACATTGATGTTAGTAGTTTGACTGAAAGACAAAAGGTCGTTCTTCAGCTTCTTGCCGAACTCATTGTACAAAACTTTTAGTGCTTTGCTATAAGAATTAAACGCTAATTCCGGATGCTCGGTCTTGCAAAGCGTTTTTGCTAAACTATGTAAGAATTCATCTTCAATTTGTTTCTTATTATTTTGTTTTTCTTCCATATTTTAACCCTCCTCATAATAAACACACGCCACAAAACGGTGCATTGCATTTAGCCTCCGTCTGCTGTATAATGAGGGCGCGGAGGCACTACGGTGTTTCCCCCAAGGATAAGGCAGCCGCGCCCGCCAAAGCATAAGCTGTCTTATTCTTTTTTGCCCTCAGTAAGAACATTTGTTCTACATCTATGGTATCACTCCTCTCTCTGTGCTGTCAAGGCTCACTTATTGGTAATCCATTCATACGTTATCAGTTCTTCTGGATGAACACTTAGCGCGGTTGCCAGTTTGCAGATCGTGGTGGTTCTCAGGTTGGGACTATCCTGTTTCTCGATTCGCTCAATCCATTCACGGGTAATGCCGGACCGGGACGCTAATTCCCGGATCGTATACCCCTTAATGAGCCTGATTTTCCTCAAGTGAGACCTTGCAATATACATGCCATAACACCTCATGGCTATTATTGCAAGCGCCAATCATGTTATGTGAAAACTGTGAAACATCACCACTTGAAAATTATTCTAGCACACTTTATTTGAATTGTGGGAGAAGTATAGTTCTCTTTAGCGAAAAAAGGTGCAAGAAGTGAAGGTCGAATTTTTGTACAAATAGTAAAAATAATTGGCATTTAGCACAAAACAAACGTTCAAGTGCAACATTTGACGATTTTTTTCGTTATATAGATTGAGGAGCAAATTTCTTTAATATGCATTTAAAGAAGAATTATTTGTTACACTATTACCATTTAATTTCAGAGGGTGTTAATGCAGAAAGGAATCGGTTTATGTCGCTTTTCGGAACAAAAGAGAAGAAAGAAATTGCCAGACTGAAAGAACAACTAACCCCTGAGCAAATAAGCCTTGCCGAATTGCAAGGTAAAATTGAGGAATCAACTGAAAGACTGAATACGATATTACACCAAATTGACAATTCAACCGCCGAACTCGCAAGTTTAAAAAATCAAATAATTGAAACCGATGAGGAAATTTTACTTCAGTCGTTTGGCCTTTATGCGCCTCGATATAGCTTTACAACTGTGGATGAGTACAAAGAAAAGCTTACCAGCATACGTAACTGGCAGAAGGCGATGATCAAGGATAAAACCGCAGTAACCGGGGCCACGAATTGGCAGGTGAACGGCAGCGCCGCGCAGGGGAGAAAGATGGTCGCCAATATGCAAAAGCTGCTTTTACGCGCGTTCAACGCAGAGTGCGACGATATTGTTGAACATGTCAAATTCAGCAATCTAGAAAGCAGCGTCAAACGTATCGGCGCATCAAGGGAAGCTATTTCAAAGCTTGGTGCTATGATGGGGATCACTGTTACCGAAGGATTTTATCAGCTTAAAATCGAAGAGTTGTATTTGGCGCATGAATACCAGGTAAAAAAGCAGGAAGAAAAAGAAGCGCTGAAGGAAGCACGAGCCAGAATGCGGGAGGAGGCCAAACTAGCAAAAGAGCTGGAGGAGGCCCGGAAGAATATCGAAAAGGAGCAAAAGCATTATTCAAACGCCCTGAAAAAAATTGAAGCTCAGATTCAGTCTGCTGGCGAGAGCAACGAAGAACTGCTGGAGAAAAAGGCCGAAATTGTTGCCCAGCTTGAAAAGCTTGAATCTGCGATCAAGGATGTGGATTATCGTGCCGCAAACCAAAAAGCGGGATATGTCTATGTCATATCGAATATTGGGGCCTTTGGCCCCGACGTTTATAAAATAGGCATGACAAGGCGGCTTGATCCTACAGAGCGCGTTGATGAACTGGGAGACGCGTCTGTACCGTTTAATTTTGACGTGCATGCGATGATATTCAGCGATGACGCACCGGCGTTGGAGGCTGCGCTTCATAGGGCTTTTGCGGATCGTAAGCTGAATTTTGTAAACACTAGAAGAGAGTTTTTCAGGGTCACGCTTGATGAGATTAAGGCAGTTGTAAAAGCGAATTTTGACAAGACGGTTGAATTTATAGATGTTCCCCCGGCTGAGCAATACAGACAAAGCCTACTGATGGCGCAACAAGCCAATCGGCGCGAAGGAATAGGATGATGGATGGCGCAGCGAATAACATACTAATTACCGGCGCACTGTCGTTGATAACTTTAGCTATTAAATTCCTATTTACAAAATATAGTGCGCAGAAGTCAAAGAACCGCGATGTGTTAGAAGAACAATATCTAAAAGTGTTTGCTCCCCTGCATAAACTTATTTTTTATAAAAGATCGGAAGATAGCGAAAGACTTAATCATGACATCGATCAGATCATCGCGAGCCAGTATCACCTGATTCCCCAGCAAATAATTAAAACATATTTGAAATGGGGAACAGAAGCGGACGATGACACGTCGTTTGAGGACTACATAGATAAATGCTATAATGTAATCGCTGCAAAATTAGGATATACACAAGTTACGGAAAAATTCTATACCACAAAATCAGGGAAACTGTTTGTGCGTCTCAGAAATAGCAATGATGTTGAATCGATTCTCGACACTTTGAATAAAGCTAATAATATTGTTTTCGCTGTTTCTTTCGCGCTGACCATTATTTCAATTATAGCAAGTATAATTTATTCTTTTATGCATTGA